CAAAAATACTTAATTGAAACAAGATGCTCTGGAGCATTAGTTAAACCTTTCTCTGCTATAGTTATAGAAGAAAACGCTCAATAAGATAGGAGAAATTCAAAATGGCAAAGTTTTGTGGAGTAATCGGCTATGCTGTAACTAAAGAAACAGAACCGGGAATCTGGGAAGAGCAGATAGTAGAGGTTGAGTATTTCGGAGATGTTATAAGAAACTCAAGGCGTTTTAGTGGTTCTGCTAAAGTTAATGACGACATTAACGTTTCCAATCAAATCAGTATCATAGCCGACCCGTTTGCCAATAATAATTTCCATGCGATGAAATATGTAGTATTCATGGGTGCGAAGTGGAAGATTTCAGAAGTCACTGTACAGTACCCTAGATTAGTACTGACTATAGGAGGTTTATACAATGAATAGACGATTAGAACTACACGAGAAATTATGTGACTTAGTAGGTAGTAACAACGTATATTTCCAACCTCCCGCTTCAGTACAGATTTCATACCCATGTGTTGTTTATCATATTGGCTCTGGGGACGCTAAACGAGCTGATGGAATCGTGTATAATTACACGAACAGTTATGACGTGGTATTCATATTCAAGAAGCCAACAATTGAAATAATAGAGCAAGTATTAAACGCTATCCCAATGTGTAGATTCACTAGAGGTTACGTTGCGGATAACCTTAATCACTATGCTTTCACATTATACTATTAAAACAAGGAGGAAAATTCAAAATGGCAAGATTAATTTGGGACGAAGTCGGACAACGTTTCTTCGAAACGGGTGTTAAGAACGGCGTATTATACGTACAAGACAATGATGGTTCATACAAAAACGGAGTAGTATGGAATGGGTTAACAGCAGTAACAGAAAGTCCTTCAGGAGCAGAAGAAACTCCTTTATATGCAGATGACGTTAAATACCTTACTTTAAGATCTGCAGAACAATTCGGGGCTACAATAGAAGCTTACACATATCCTGAAGAATTCGAACAATGTGACGGTAGTGCAGCTATAGCAACTGGTGTTACTATCGGTCAACAAGCAAGAAGAGCATTCGGTTTATGTTACAGAACAGCTCTAGGTAACGATATACAAGGGCAAGAATTTAGCTACAAATTACACTTATTATACGGATGTACTGTAGCACCTTCTGAGAAATCATATTCTACAATAAACGATAACCCAGAAGCAATAACATTTAGCTGGGAATTATCTACAGTTCCAGTTCCAGTTGACGGATTCAAGCCAACTGCATCTTTAGTTATAGACGCATCTAAAGTAGATGAAGAAAAAATGGCATTATTAGAAGATGCATTATTCGGAGACGAATCAAACGAAGCTAAATTATTATTACCTAATGAAATAATGGAAATGCTTAAGTAATTTAACAGAGCCTCGCAATAAAAACGTGGGGCTCTTATTTTTTATCAGTACAAAATACTAAATTAAGGAGAGATATTTAACATGATCAAGAAAACTGTAACTTATGTAGACTATAATGGTGTGGAAAGAACTGAAGATTTTTATTTCAACCTATCTAAAGCCGAAGTCGCTGAAATGGAAATGTCCGTAGAAGGTGGCTTTTCTAAAATGCTAGAAGAAATAGTAGCATCTAAGGATAATGTAAAAATCGTTAGTTTATTCAAACAAATGGTGCTAAAAGCTTATGGTGAAAAATCTGCAGACGGTAGAAGATTTGTGAAAAGTGAAGAAATTTCAAAAGCTTTCTCTGAAACAGAAGCATATAGCGAAATATTCATGTCACTAGCTCTTAATGAAGGCGAAGCAGCGGCATTTGTAAATGGTATAATGCCTGCTAACATTAACAAGTAGTAAAGGTGGCCAGAGATGTTAGAGATAACTATACCTGGATTAGAATATTTCGATGAAGAAACAAGCGAATTCATATACTATGATGACGCCACTATACAATTGGAACATTCTCTGGTCTCAATTTCAAAATGGGAATCAAAATGGTGCAAACCTTTCCTAGATGGTAAGAATAAATCATTAGAAGAAATTCTGGATTATGTTCATTGTATGTGTATAAATGAAAAAACCGACAAAGGAGTATTAACTAGACTAACAGAAGACAACCTTAAAAGTATAAATGACTATATAGCACATCCTATGACTGCCACTACCTTTTCAAATGATAAGCCTGGCAGAGGACAAGAGACGATAACATCGGAAGTCATATATTATTGGATGGTTTCGTTTAATATACCATTCGAGTGCCAGTATTGGCATCTGAACAGATTATTAACATTGGTTAAAGTATGTAATATTAAGAATAATCCACCTAAGAAAATGAGCAGACAAGAAATATTAGCTAGAAATAAAGCTCTGAATGAAGCTAGAAAGAAACAATTCCAAACTAAAGGGTAGGTACGACCTAAAGGTGGTGAATTAAATGATCAAATGTACAGTTAAAGGAAACTTTAATAAAACTTTAAAGTTCCTTAACAGAATAGAAAACCTGGATTTCAATTCGATATTACAGAAGTACGCTCAAATGGGTGTATCCGCTTTAGCCGCAGCAACTCCTAAAGAAGACGGTTCCACTGCAGCATCTTGGGGGTATGAAATAGTAAACGAAGGAAGCAGAGTAGTTATATACTGGACAAACACAGACCAAAACAAAGGGGTGTATATAGCAGTAATATTACAATTCGGACATGGTACTGGTACCGGAGGCTATGTTGCACCTACAGATTACATTAACCCTGCTATGAGACCTATATTTGATCAGATAGCAGAAGCGGCATGGAGAGAGGTGACTAGATCATGAGTTCTATAGACGAACGAATCGTCAAAATGACCTTTGACAACTCCGACTTTGAGGGTAAGATTTCAAAGACTTTACAATCATTAGAGAAATTAAATGAGACCCTTAGTAAGACATCTGCCGCTGACGGGTTAAAAGAAGTAAGTAAAGCATTAAAAGAAGTTCAAGCTCAGGTCTCTGGGATGAATTTCGAAACGGAAGATATTATAGATATTGATGAATCAGAAAGTAAACTGCAAAAATTTGGAAATTTCTTATTAGACATTAGAGATAAAGCAGCAGAAAAGTTTGCAGGTATGATGGATGGTGCTGAAGAAGGAATAGACGGTACTACCGATAGCATGGAAGAATTAGGTAATGCTACTAATTCTGTCGGACAGAAATTTTCAGCGCTTAATTCATTAGTTCAAGGGATATTTTTAAATCTTGGTTCTAAAATTGCCGATTTTGGGACTAAGATGGTTAAAACATTAACGCTAGACCCTATAACTACTGGGTTTCAAGAGTATGAACTAAAGACGAACTCCATAAGTACAATCTTGGCGAATACCGCAGAGAAAGGCGAAACGCTAGATACAGTAACAACAGCTCTTGACGAGTTGAACGAATACTCAGACCAAACAATCTACAACTTCGCCCAGATGACCGACAACATAGGTAAGTTCACAGCAGCGGGTGTTGGTCTAGAAGACTCGGTTGCATCGATAAAAGGTATGTCGAACTTAGCGGCATTCTTTGGTGTTGACGCAACTAAAGCAGCAGGTGCGATGTATCAAATGTCACAAGCATTAGCCGCTGGTAAAGTTCAATTGATGGACTGGAACTCACTTCAAAATGCAGGTATGAGTGGTGAAGCATTCCAGAAAGCATTGATAAGAACATCCGAATTAATGGGTACTGGTGCTGAAGCCGCTATAGATAAATATGGTAGTTTCAGGGAAAGTTTAACTAAAGGTGAATGGTTAACTTCGGATGTAATGATTGAAACGCTTAAGCAGATTTCGGGAGCATATACCGAAGCCGAATTAAGTGCACAAGGATACTCTGATGAACAAGTCAAAGCCATAATGAACATGTCTAAGACTGCCACTAACGCAGCAACAGAAGTTCGTACGGTTACAGGTTTATTTGATACTTTAAAAGAGACAGTACAATCTGGATGGACGACTTCTTGGGAACATATCATAGGTGACAAAGACCAAGCTACAGAATTACTAACTGGTATAAAAAAGGGATTCGAAGATATAATAGGACCTTCTACCGAAGCCAGAAACAATATGCTTAAGTTCTGGAACGAGAGTGGAGGTAGAGATGCCGCTATAAGAGGTTTCTCTAACATTATACAAAGTGTTGGTAAAGGTCTAGGCTCAATAGGAGACGCTTGGAAAGAAGTATTTCCTTCTATGACTGGACAAAAGTTAACTGACTTATCTACTAAGTTCAGAGACCTTACTTACAAATTCAAAATGAATGATGAAACAGCCAAGAAAATTAAGAATACATTTAAAGGTGTATTCGATGTATTTAAAACTGTAGGTAATGCTGTTGGAAATGTCGTAAAAGGACTAAAACCTTTACTTGGGGTATTTCCGTCTATAGGTTCCTCAGTGTTATCTGTTACTTCATCTATGGGTAAATTCGCAAGTGTCGTTTCAAAAACATTAAGCGAACAAGTATTTAATAGAATAGGAACAGGTTTAAATAAAGCCTTTACTTTCATAGGCGATAAATTCGAAAGTTTAAAAACAGGAATAGGCAACTTCTTCGATTCTATTGGTAGTGTGGATTTTAGTAAGGTGTTCGGTAACCTTGGTAAGATACTAAACCCAGTTGGAACAGTTATATCCACATTAGGAGAAGGTATAGGTAAAGCTGTAGGAACTATAAACTTCGATACAATAACGAAAGGCCTACAAACAGCGTCAGGTCTTAAGCTTGCTGGACACATCAAAGATACTTTCAAAGAAATTGGCGGTATCTCAGATGACGTTAAGAATGTAACTAAGAGCTTTAGTAACATGTTTAAAAGTTTCGGATCAATAGGTAAGGAAATAGTTGAAGTTTTAGGAACAGCAAAAGAAGCTCTAGAAGCATGGCAAAGAGATTTAAGTGCTAAGACAATACTGAAAATAGCTGGAGCAGTTGGGATACTAGCCGCATCACTACTATTATTAAGTAGCATAGATGCGAAAGCTTTAGCGATAGGTTTAGCTGGTTTAGGAGTTGTATTCGCCGAACTAGCGTTAGCGTATGGATTTATAGCTAAAGTCGGAGGTATCAAGAATGGTTTTGGAGTTTCTGCTTCGATATTGTCTATGGCTACAGCTATGGGTATATTGGCTTTAGCGCTTAAGGTATTGTCAACTATCGACGTAGATGAGATGTTAGTAGCTGTGTCAGGCCTTACTGTTATGCTAGGGGCTATGGGTATAGCAGTCACAGCTTTCGATGGAACTCATAAAGGTCTTAAGAAAACGTCAGCGGCCTTATTGATATTTAGTGTAGCTCTGATGGGTATGGCTGGAGCATTGAAACTACTTGGTAGTATAGATGCAGAAACATTAGGTTCTGGTTTATTCGCTTTAACAGCAGTATTACTAGAGTTAGCAGGATTCTTAGCTTTAGCTAAATTCGGAGATCTTAGCACCAGCACGGCAACCGCAGTATTGATATTATCCGCAGCGTTAATAGTGCTATCGCAAGCTATGTATTTATTTGGTAACATGGATACAAACCAGATAATAAAAGGTTTAGCCGGTATAGCTAGTATTTTGGCTGTTATAGGAGTATTTGGTAAAGTTGGAGGAAGCGGACTAAAAATGGCATCTTTAGCGGCCGGTTTAACGCTTATGTCCGTTGCAGTATTGGCATTATCTGTAGCCGTAAGAGCTATGGGTTCTATTAGTTGGGAAACTATAGGTAGAGGTTTAACTTCGTTAGCTGGAGCGCTAACTATTTTGGGTGTAGCATCTAAACTTATATCTGGGCCTCAGATGTTATTATTATCAGTAGGCCTTGGAGCTATGAGTATAGCACTTATGGGACTAAGTTTAGCATTAGGTATGTTAGGAGGACAATCTTGGGAAGAAATAGGTAAGAGTTTAGTAGCTTTAGCTGGTTCATTAGCGATATTAGCAGTGGCCATGTATGCGATGACTGGTTGCATAGCAGGAGCAGCAGCAATGTTAGTTATGGCAGCGGCTATGGCTGTATTTACGCCGCAATTAATAGCTCTTAGTCATTTAAGCCTAGCTCAAGTTGGTATCGGTCTATTAGCTCTAGCAGGAGCATTTGCGGTTATAGCCGCAGCTGGATATTTATTAACCGGAGCAATACCTGGTTTATTAGGTTTAGCTGCATCAGTGGCATTATTAGGCGCTGGTATGTTAGCAGCAGGAGCTGGATTCAGTATATTCGCAACTGGATTCGCATTAGTAGCCGGTGCTATAGCAGCTTCAGGATTTGGTATAATAGAATTCGTACGACAACTTATAGGCTTATTACCACAAATAGGACTTAAAGCCGGAGAAGCAATGGTTAACTTTGCTGGAGCCGTAGGTAAAGGTGCGCCGCAGATAGTCTCAGCATTTAGCACACTATTACAAGCAATCCTTACGGCAATACAAACCAATATTCCATTAATAGCTCAAACTGGTATGGATATTGTGTTGGCGTTTGCTAAAACGTTAGCAGAAGGCGTTCCGCAATTAGTCGGTTATGGTATGGATATGACACTAGGAGTGTTAGAAGGTATACGTGATAACATTTACCAAATAGTTGATGCGGCTTTAAACATTGTAACAGAATTCATAAATGGTATCGCAGCCAACCTAGGTGAAGTTATAGAATCTGGTATAAATTTATCTCTAAGTTTCATCGAAGGTGTTGCTGACGGTATAACTAACAATAAAGATAGGTTAGAAACGGCTGTAAGCAAAGTTATAACTGCCATGATAGATGCTGGAGAAGCAGTTATAAAAGGGGCTTATAGCGCGTTTACAGAAAAAGGTAGAGAATTACTAGAATCGTTTAAAGATGGTATGAGCGAGAAAATGAATAGTGTTAAAACCGAAGCTGGAAAAATTAAAGATAAAGCTATAGAAGGTGTTGGTGATTGCGGTAAAGCTTTATATTCTGCGGGTGAAAACTTAGTCAAAGGGTTCTGTAATGGTATATCTAACGCTTTAAGTTGGGTTGGAGAGAAAGCCAGAGAAATTGCAGAAAAAGCAAAATCAGCAGCAGAGTCGGCATTAGGTATTAAATCGCCTTCGAGAGTATTCATGAAAATAGGTAGATATGTGGATGAAGGTTTCGTTAAAGGTCTAGAACAATATTCACATCAAGTAGATAAAACGGCATTTAATGTGGCTAACGGTGTGATTGACAACTTCGCTAAGCCATTATCTAACATGAACGATTTATTAGACATAAACGCAAACCCAGTAATAACACCTGTATTAGATTTAAGCAATGTACAAGCGAACTCAAGAAGACTTAATAGTATGATACCAGGAAGTGGTAATATCGCATTATCGACAGACGCAGCTAACATCATGACAAGTAGCATGGGCACAGTTCAAAATGGAATTAGTAATAGTGAAATAGTATCCGCTATAAAAGACCTTAAGGATAACATGCCAGTAGCAGGCAACACAAGCTACAACATAAACGGAATAACATATGATGACGGAAGTAACATAGTAAATGCAGTAGAAACTCTAGTGAGAGCCGCTAGAATAGAAAGGAGGATATAGCAATGGCGACAGTCGCTACGATAACTAATTTTGGTTTACAGACCGGTACGGATAGAACCATATACGCAGCTTGGAGCTGGACCAATTCTAATACTGATAAATACCAAGCAAAATGGTGGTATGACACTGGGAACGGCGTATGGTTTGTCGGTAGCGATAGCGAAGTCACAGAAAGACATTCTACTTATAACGCTCCTGCAAATGCGAAAAGAGTATGTTTTCAAGTAAAACCAATTTCGAAGACTTATAAATCAAACGATAAAGACGTTTATTATTGGACGGCAAGCTGGTCCACAAGTAAATATTACGACTTCGTTGCGGTTCCTGCGACTCCAAGCCAACCCAATGTAACATTGAATGGTTATAATTTAACGGCTAGAGTCGATAATTACACCGACGGCACCGAGATGCAATTCCAGGTAATTCAAAATGACAGTAACGTATATAAGACGGGGACAGCTTCGGTAATCACAAATTCGGCGTCGTATTCATGTAAAATAAACATTGGTTCCGAGTATAAAGTTCGTTGTCGAGGTAAAAAGAATGGTGTTTATAGTGAATGGTCAGCGTATTCGAATAATATAGCGACTATACCAGATGCTCCTTCTTCGATAACGAGTTGCGTGGCTGTATCAGAAACATCGGTCAGATTGACGTGGAATGCGTCAAAAGGAGCAAAAACATACACGATACAATACGCTATTGATAAATCATACTTTGACGGTTCAAACGCTTTACAAGAACAAACAGGGATAACAGGGACGACTTACACTTTAACAGGTCTCGAATCAGGAAAAACATTCTTTTTCAGACTCAAAGCGGTTAACGATCAAGGAGAATCAGGTTGGACCGGAGTTAAATCGGTAGTAATTGGAACTAAACCTAATCCGCCGACGACTTGGTCTTCTACCACTATAGGGGTTATAGGGGAATCGATTAAATTGTATTGGATTCATAATTCAGAGGACGGATCCAAAGAATCTAGTGCAAAAATCGAGATATCTGTTACGGGAGAAACTAAAATATTTGAAATTAGCAATAAAGAAGATACGGATGAAAATCGTTTTTATACTCTCGACACAACCCAATTTAAAGATGGAACAGAAGTAAAATGGCGAGTATGCACAAAAGGTGCAGTAGCAGAGTATGGGGACTGGTCTATAAAAAGAACTATAACCGTATATACACCGCCGGTATTATCGATTAACATTATGGATAGCAAACAAAATTCAGTTGATACAATCACTTCTTTTCCATTATTTATAGGATGTCAGTACAGCCCGAACACTCAAACGCCTATAGGTTATCACTTATCCATAGTATCAAATGAGTCGTATGAGTGTTGGGATGAGGTTGGTAATAGAAAAATGGTATCCGAAGGCGATGAGGTATACTCGAGATTCTACGACACCAATCAAAATCAATTGTTTGAAATCCAACCGACCGATTTAGATTTGGAAAATAATATTTCATACAGGGTGAAAGGTGTTATAAGCATGAATACGGGACTTACAGCGGAAGACACAGCGGAATTCGTCGTATCTTGGAGCGATACTATGTATTCTCCAAACGCGGAGATTACGTATGATCCGGAGACGTTATGTACCCACATAAGACCGTATTGTGATATGTACCCAATGATATTTTATGAAGTTGTGTACGAACCATCGACTGGATATTTTTATCGTACAAATTCCACATTGGAAGACATGTCGGGCGTATTGGTAAAAGATTGTTATACGGATGAGTATAATGATGTTGTCTATTCAGGGACAACTGGAGCGGGTGAGCAAGTATATTTCTGCATAGTTCAATCTGATACTCCTACACTGTTGGAAAATGTAACGTTATCAGTATATCGTAGGGAGTATGATGGTAGATTCGTAGAGATCGGAGCAGGCATAAACAACGAAGATGCCACATTTATAACGGATCCACACCCAGCATTGGATTATGCTAGATATAGAATAGTGGCTACGAGTAATAAAACTGGAGCTATAAGTTTTAATGATATTTCAGGATTTCCGATAGGCGAAAAATCGGTGATTATACAATGGGATGAAGTATGGTCATCATTCGAAGCCAACGAGGAAGAGGTTCAAATGCAAAAGCCAGTATGGTCGGGTTCTATGCTTAAATTACCATTTAACATTGATATTTCGGATAACAACAGCGTCGATGTTAACATGGTTGAGTATATCGGGCGCTCACACCCTGTCAGTTATTACGGAACGCAAATAGGTGCGACTGCAACCTGGAATGTTGAAATTCCAAAATACGATAAGAACACGTTATATGCGTTAAGAAGATTAGCAATTTATATGGGTGATGTATACGTTAGAGAGCCGTCGGGAAGTGGTTATTGGGCTAGTATATCGGTATCGTTTGACCAAAAACACTGCCAACAAACTATACCGGTAACGCTTAATATAAAAAGAGTAGAAGGGGGTATATAGGATGGTTAATTGGACATCCACGATGCAACAGACATTCGAATATTATATCGTTGACCCCGGAACTTGGACTGATATAAAAAGAATAGACACAGTGATAAATAGTACTATATCAAGAGATTTAGAGGCCGAAACATTAGGGTCGGCCTCAATTACAATAACTGAATCTTTGGGCGAGTGTTATGTGAGAATTTACCTCGTTACGATTCAAAATGGAATAAGAGAGAAACATCCATTAGGGACTTATTTGGTACAAACACCTTCATATAGTTTCGATGGTAGAATAAAAAATATTACTATGGATGCGTATACGCCTTTACTAGAACTTAAAGAAAAATACCCACCAATCGGATATTTCATACACAAAGATGAAAATATACTAGAGCGCGTATGTCAGATATTAAGAGAACAGCTTAGAGCGCCTTTGGTCGCAGGGACTAAAGACACTAAACTGTCCACCAATTTTATAGCTAACCCCGATGAAACTTGGATGCGTTTCGTTACCGATTTATTAGCTAATGCTGAAATGAGATTGGAACTGGATGAATTGGGTAGAGTATTATTTTCTCCTGAACAATCGCTAGCATCGTTGCAGCCGATATGGACATTCGACACTGATAATAGTTCCATTCTATATCCTAATTTCGATTTAAATCATGACCTGTACGGCATACCGAATGTTGTAGAAGTAGTATATTCGAACGGTTCAACAACAACTTCTACGTTGGCCGAAAACAAAAATCAAAATAGCCCGGTATCTATACAAAGTAGAGGACGTAAAATAGTTCACAGGATAACAAACCCTGATGTAATCGGAAGGCCGTCGCAAAAGGAGTTAGAAGAATATGCTGCAAAAATATTAAAAGAGCTATCTTCTATAGAATACACTATATCGTTTAAACACGGATATTGTCCAGTTCGTATTGGAGACTGTGTCCGTTTGAATTATGAAAGAGCCGGTATAAGAAATGTTAAAGCCAAGATTGTAAGTCAATCTATAGAATGTACTCCTGGATGCCCAGTATCGTCCAAAGCGATATTTACTACTAATCTATGGGAGGATTGATGCAACGTGAAACTATCCAATAATATAATATCGGATTTTGTCAAAACAACAAACGATAGATCGGTTAAAAAAGGGGAACAAAACAAAATATATGGTACCGTAGTGATACAAGACGATAATGTATACGTTCAATTGGACGGTTCGGATATATTAACGCCAGTGGATAGCACCGTCCATATAAAAAATGGAGAACGGGTAATCGTTTCTATACAGAACCATATAGCCACAATAGAAGGTAATATTAGTGATATTTCTGCCAGTAACGATACTGTTGTAATTTTAGATGGTGATATGAGTGATGCTAAAGATGTGATTGATTATATGTTTTTAGACATAAACGAACAACTAGATTCTCTAGACAAAAATATATCTGGTATGGATGGCTCTGTTTCGGAGTTAAATAAAAATATTACCGAAATTAATTCGGAACTAGACGAAATTGATTCTAGATTAAACGGAATCACTAACAGTATATCAGCGATATCATCATATGCGTATGAAAATGAGATAACAATAAATGGCAACAAAACAACAACTGTAACATTATCAAAAGATAAATTCAAAAAAGAAACAACTGACTATGCTGTGATATTTAACGTTAAAACATATGATTTCGGAGATACTTGGGATGGTATAGTAACTCAAAAAATGAATATTTATATAACAAACAAAACAAAAACATCATTCGATATTGTCACTGATATTACAGGGCTGCGATTAAGTGATAGTTCGCAAATGAATGTTAATAAAATCACACTGCTATATACAGTGATTGTATAAAAATAGAAAGGATGTGAAAAGAAATAAATGATATTTACAGATAGAACCATTACGATCAATAAAGGTGCCTCCAAAATAGATGAACCTATCGTAGTATACAGAGGTGACTACGAAGTCGCTCTACGATTTGCTATCATGAACAGTAAGTTTAAATTTATGACAGGCACAAATGTAATAGAGTCTGAACAAGCCGTATTCGGACAGTTAGCCATTCTTACGCCATATGGAGGAAACATATTTTCTGATGTTGTTGAATGCGTGAACGGTACAGTATCATTTGTTATGAACAAAGAATTCCTAGACCAAATAGAAGAAGTAGGCCTATATTCTTTTCAAATAAGATTATTTGACTCCGATAAAAAATCACGTGTTTCTATACCTCCTGTTGAATACGGAATAGAAATACGAGAACCAATAGCTTCTGAAGACCATGATAATGAGGTCAACAATGCTATAGTTGGATATTCTATAGCGAAAGTTACAAACACAGGAAAAGAACAGCCACTGCCTCCATTTAATGATAACGGAGACTATAACAAAACCGTTTGGAGAACTGGTGATAGAATAACTCAAGGTAAACTTAATAAAATAGAAGAAGCTATTGATATTGTTAATAAGAACGAGAAAAATGACATCGACGCTCTTAATGAGAAGGTTACAAGTAATTACAACACACTATCATCGACGAAAGCTGAGAAGTCTGTGGTTGAATCTCTTGATAGAAGAGTGACGACAAACTTTACTACTTTATCGACAAGCAAAGCAGATAGAGGATCTAAGATATCGATAGACCAAATAGACCTGAACAAAGGAAAAATAACAGAAGAGTATTTGGACGACTCCCTTATAGAGCAAATTGCTGGTTCGGCTGCCGTAAACACAGTGCCAGCAAATAATTCTATAACTACTGATAAGCTGGCTGACGGTAGTGTTACGATTGATAAATTATCGAGTATCGGGTATATTGTGAAAGATAGTATAACTATAGTCGGTGTTGAATCTGATGGTGACAGTTTAACCGTGTCATTTACCGGTAGAATCTGGATATACAACGAACTCGGTGAAACGAAGACTATAATTAAAGAAGATACAGGCGATAATATATACCGTTTGCCTAATTGGTCTACACTTATTGCAGATTTAGCAACTGGTATGATAACTGTATTAGCAGAAGGCGCAAGCTTTACGGGGGCGTATTTAGTGTTAGGGGTAAACAATAATGGAATATTTACTAATGGATATTTAGCAGATGTCAGAGTTAGGCTTAACGCTAAGGGTCTTAGTGTAGGTGAAACTGTAATATCTGGTTCATCATACGTCGACGCTAATCATTTCTGTAGAATTGCTAACGTGTATAATACTGGTTCAACAGAAGATAGTATCGAAGGAGTTATACGATTTACGGGACCAGCTTGGATAACCCTACCTAACGGCGATTACATGATATTTGAGAATGGGAAATGGAAGGCCAATCGCAATGGTAATCAGATTATATTAAATGTACCGCCGGAAATGATAGTTACAGACAATATAGCAGAGTTAACTATACTTAGTTCAAATATGTTGATATATAATTACGGACAGAAAAAACTATCATTACGATACGATGGTGTTAACTTCACGAGAGATGCCGATGATGTAATACTATTAACATTCTATAGAGGTCGTATAGTAGGAGGAGCATTTGCGTTAGACGCACGTTCGGATACACAAGAACCTGTTGTCGAATATAGCTCGTCTGATCCGCTTAATCTTATACAATTCGAAAGTCCATCCGGAAACGGCTTTGGTAAAGAAGCAAGAGTCATCATAAGAGGTGATATAGGTAAGATATGGTATTATTGTGTAGACGGAACTAAGATATGGTATGACAGAATGTATGGTGCAGGTTTCTATGAAGTAGAAAACCCTATAGACGCAGTTGACCAAGACACTGATATTTTCTCAATAACAGTTCCTCATAATAACTGTTTAGTGTATAGTGGTGGAAAAATAAGTGTCATGATGCTTGATTATGCGATGTATAGCGGGGCTAAGATATTGGCTTTATGTCATGAAGGTAGTATAAAGAGTGGTATACTATATGATATTTATTGGCGCATAAGAAATATCGAATCGCATAATGCTGAAAAAACAACATTGATTCCTAGCTACCATCAATCGCATTTGGAAGCAAAAATTAATGATATAAAAAATAAACACATAACACAAGGCCAAGATGTTACATCTTTCGCATTCATAACCGATATGCACTGGACTACAAATACTAAAGTGTCTCCAGCATTATTAGGTGAAGTGTGCGCTAAATGTAACATTGAATTTATATTTAATGGCGGGGACTGGGTTAACAACGCTGGAGCAGCTGACAATGTCGTATCGCAAATAAATGAAATGCAAGAAATGTTTGAGAATAACAACATATTAGATAAGACAATGATGGTTTTAGGTAACCATGATGATAACTCTACCTATGGGGTAGCAAGTAAAACCATACTTCAACCTAGAATGTTTGACTTGATATTTAGACGTATCTCAGCAGACCCAAATGTTGTCATGGATTCGGACGCGGATGCTATAGGCTATTATTATAAGGACGACAAATTCAAGAGAATACGTTATATAGTTTTAAACTGTATAGATACTGTTTACGATATAGATCCTGAGAATGATACTATAGAATTCGGAGGGCAACACTCTTACGAATTTAGAAAACGTCAAGTTGAATGGTTCTGCAAAGAGGCGTTAGATGTTCCTGATGATAAATGGAATGTAGTTATATGTAGTCATATACCGCCAATAACCGAGAATATAGAAGGATCTGATAATGCTCCAAACTACGGTGAACATTTATTATTTATATTAGATTCGTTTATTAATAAAACTCGTTACTCGGCTACGGCGTCAGGAGGATCATTTGGTAGTTACGATATAGAAGTCGATTTTACAAATAAAGGCGGAAATGTTATAGCATGGTTAGCCGGACATGTACATTACGATAACGTAATAGTTAAGCACGGCGTTAATATAGTAACGACTATAAATAACGATACGACTGTCTGGGATGATGCGCCGTTAAAAACAAAAGGAACACATACAGAACAGGCGTTTGATATATTCACTATAAACACTAAAACGAGAAATGTCGAGATAACGAGAATCGGAGCAGGTTCAGATAGAAGTTTCACATACTAGTAAAAAGGAGATTAAAAAATGGGGGACGAAAAAATACAAGAACTACTTCTGCAATTGGTCCAAGATATGTCCTTCGTCAAAGCAAAGCTTTCTAATATCGAGGAGCAGAAACTTGCATCTAGAATAGACCAACTCGAAGCTCAAAATAGAGAGCATGACAAAACGATTAAGTCATTAGAACGAAGAAATGATACAATGGAACAATTTGTTAGAAACAACATTAACGATAGTAAGAAACAACAAACAGGCATATTTATATCTATGGGTCTAGCAGTATTTGGTGCTATAGTCTCTGTGATTATATCTATGGTGTTTTAGTACGAGGCTCTTCGGAGCCTCTATTTTTATATAAGCGAGGTGAAAACAAATGAAAGATAAGTTTAAGAATCCATATTTCTGGTTATCAGTATTCGCATTGATATTCTCAGCTGCTGGTATAGATTTCAACCAACTTACTAGTTGGAGTTTATTAGGTCAAGCGTTATTTGGGATAATACAAAACCCTGTGAGCATCATAGCAGTACTAACAGCGTTTCTAGGAATTTGGAATGACAACTCAACTAAAGGTTTAGATAAACCAACAATTAAAAAATAAAGGAGTGATGATATGATTTATACGGATGTTACTATTACAATCAACGGTAATAGAAGTACGGTATCGAATCGTATTCTGCTATATCGAGGCGATAGAGATCTTGAGATCAGCTTTCAAATACAAAATCAAAAGTTTAGATTCTCCGACAATATAGAAAATTTGATATCTGCTGCCGATGCGGCTTTTGGTCAATTAGTTATAAAGAAGCCAGACGATACAAAAATCATATCTGATATGACCAGATGTTACGAAGGAAAAGTCGTATTTGTAATAACTAAAGAAATGATAGATGATTTAACAGAAGTTGGGTTCTATGATATTCAGATACGCCTATATGACGTTTCTAAAGTCGCAAGAATCACAATACCTCCTGCAGCTAAGGCCATAGAGGTAAAAGAACCAATGGTCGTTGAGGATTATGATATTCCGCCAGATGATGGGCCTATAACTTTCACGTATAACGAATCAAATCAGGAGCTTATAGTAGGTAATGTTGATATAATATATGACGCCAAAAACGAAGAGCTAATAATCCCAGGATTATCGATAAAGGAGGTATAAGAATGGCCGATGTAAGTAAAATAAACGGATATAATCTAAAAGATGCCAACGCTAGAGAAGAGTTGAATAACAAAGCCGATAAAGAACATACTCACAACGAATATGCGCAATCTTCTGCACTTAACTCAAAACAAGATAAGCTTGTTAGTGGTACAAGTATTAAAACAATAAATGGTGAAAGCGTTTTAGGAAGCGGAAATATAAGCATTGCAAGTGGAGGAAGTGGAGGAAGTGGTGGAACAGCTATTAACTATGATTTAAACGTGAAAGCGGTTAATCATAGAGGATATAGTAAAGAATCTCCAGAAAATACAATACCTGCATATATAATGTCAAAACAAAAAGGTTATACGTATGTTGAGTGCGACGTGTCATTCACAAAAGATAGTGTAGCAGTTCTATTACACGATAGTACGATAGATAGAACGAGTAATGGTAGCGGAAACATTGAATCTTTCACATATGCAGAATTACTACAATATGATTTTGGTTCATGGTTTAGTAGTAAATTCGCAGGAACTACCATACCAACATTTAAAGAATTTATAATGTACTGCAAGGGATTAGGTATGCACCCTTATATAGAATTAAAATCGTCTGGAGGATATACCGAATCACAAATAAGACAGGTTGTCGACGAAGTCGAATTATGTGGTATGAAAGGAAAAGTAACATATATTTCATTTAGTTCAACATTCTTACGATATGTAAAAGATTACGATGAAGAAGCACGTTTAGGTTTTATCGCGGATGTTACAAGTTCGACAATTGCTACTGCTAACGATTTAAAAACTGGTAAAAATGAAGTATTTATGGATGTGAATTACACATACGTTAAAGACTCGAAAGTTGCTTTATGCATGGAGAATGATTTACCTATGGAGGTATGGACAGTAAACGACGCAAATACGATTAAAAAATTAAATCCATATATTAGTGGAGTTACGAGTGACAATCAAATAGCAGGTAAAATATTATATGATTTATATTCTACTTACACTAATACCACTTACGTTTCAGCTACTTCTATAACCCTAAATAAAACAAGTTTAACGTTTGAAGAATTGAATACTCAAACGTTAACTGCAACAGTGTCGCCTTCAAATGCTTCTGGAAGTGTGGTATGGACATCTTCGAATACCAGCGTGGCAACTGTATCTAATGGTGTTGTAACTCCTCTAAAAGATGGTAGTTGTACAATAACAGCTTCGATCGATTCGGTGAGTGCTACTTGTAGTATAACAATTGCAACAGCAGCTAAAATATATAGTGTGACCGAAAATTTAACTGGTTGTACTAGTTCCAATACTGCGGTTAATGTAATCGAAGGGGAAGCATATACAGATACATTTACATCCACTTTAGGCTACACTTTAGAGGGTGCTATAGTATCTATAACTATGGGTGGAACAGACGTAAGTAGCTATTACGATAATGGTACATTGAATATTCCTTCCGTAACAGGAGACATAGTAGTGAATATAGTTGCGAAAGAAAAAGAAATAGTTAAATACAGCATAACTAGAAATTTAATTGGATGTACTAGTTCTAGCGATATAACTAAAATATTAGGGCTACAATCTCACACTGAAACATTTACTGTTAATGAAGGGTATAAAATGGAAGGGGCTAAAGTGTCAGTAACTATGGGCGGTGTTGATATTTCAGACTGTTATAAAGATGGAACTTTAACAATAGACTCTGTAACTGGTAACATATTTATATCAATAGAAGCAGTAGACTCTTCTTGGGAAGTTGTAAGAACTTTAGGTCAA